CGTCAATAGCTTCAGTAATAATTTTATGCAATTGCTTACCATATCGAAGTAATTTAACCTTACCGTTATTGTCTGGGTTAGTCGGATCATCAACAACGTATACATTTACGAGCCATTTTTCCATACGTCTGATGGCTTGTGACTTTTCTTTCTCTTCGTCAGTACCCATACGTGAGTCTTTATAACGAGTCTCTGCAATAGGATCTCGTTCACCAAACGTTTGTGGTGATAGTGCCTGAACGTACTGACCGGTAGCGAATGATACCCATCCGTGGTTGTAGTAGTGGAAAAATGTATCCTTAGGTGACTTAGCATAAGGTAGTAGCCGTACAGTATAGGTGTTACCTGGACGACACTGAATGATCTCGTTATAGTTACTTTGATTTGTTTTGCTTTCTGCTAGAGCTCCTTTAATGGACTCGAACATCGATGTATTGAATGTACTCATAATTGTATTATAATTTATTTTTGTTTGTTTTCAACTAGTTTAGTTTTAATAATTTGCTTCCCTTTTCTTGCTTTATGTTTTAATATACTTGATCCTGTAAACTTTGTTCTTGTTTTAGAGTAAAGATTCCAGAAGTCACTAATAATAAAGTTAAGAATCGGTGTCTCAACAGATTTAATTATAGCGTCTACCTCTAGTAAATGCAACGTGTAAAAGTTAATCTTATGCTGTTTTAGGTGTGTTAGTATCTGTGGTAGGTTACCATCATTACTCCTAACGTACTCTGCAAGTGTAAGATTTCTATCTTTACAGAACTTATATATAAAGGACAGACACGCCTTTATTTGCTTAATTGAGAGGTCACTATCTGGATCTTGTGTTTCCTTCTTCTTCATATACATTGAGTAGCACTTAAGAGCTTTTCTCGTAGTATAAAAATGTAGGTCATAATAATTATCACCCTCATTGTATATTTCATACGGGGCAATAAACCAGTCATTTAGGTTTATGTGATTATATCTATATAAAAACGCCGATAATTTCTTTAAACATACCTCGTCCTTTTCGGCCAGGTTATTAAAGTTATTACGAAACCTTGTAGGTTTGTTTTTTGTACTCCTAGATGTAAATAGGTGACTGTTATAAATTTGCTTCTCTTTTTCGGAAATCATAGATCAATATTCTTATTTGCGTTTAAGTACTTTGTAATGTACTTAGATTGAGCAATGCCAGGCTCGAACCCTAAGAATATTTTAACTAGTTCGAAGTTAGAATCAACTGATAAAAGGTCTTTTAATATGTTTCTTAGTCTTTCCTCTTTAAGAACAAGTACAAACACGTTTTGAAGTGATAGTTTTTTACCCTTTAGAAGTGTGCAAAAGGTGCAAAAGCATAAGAGTAGGTGCTCAGCCTCTACATCCATAATTGAACTTGCAGGTGAGTTTTGTGATTGTGAGGAATTTAACATGGTAAAAAGTTTTTAGTTAGGTTTGCGAATTGTTCAGTGAGCTTACCTCCAGCTATAGCAGCAGATCCACCACCATCGCATAGTGCCTTTGCAATAATACTAACGTCAACATCACTACCCTTAGCCCTTCTAAAGGATACAGTATTAGTCTCTAAATTTACAACAATTCCTATTTCAGCATCATGTTTTGAAATAATATAATGAGCAACCTCACTAACTGCGTAGTTAGATATAATAGACACTGTTTTATAGGTTTTTATTTTACCTACAAACACCTGACTCTCAAGTTGTTCTTTAAACTTTTTAATAAACAATCGAATACCATTTTTCTCTTGTATGTTGTAAGGTCTAAAACCATCTCTAAATGCTTCAATAAATTTTTCTGCTTTAGGATTATTGAGTGTTTTATGTATAGCGTTAAGCTTTAGAGAGTCTTTATGGTGTAGCTTATAACTATCATAGTCATCTATATAATTGACTAGTTCCTCCTGCTCTGGTGATAGGTTTATTTTATCTTTAAACTTACTGTGTATTAGAGCTATACATGATGATGACTGCTTTACTACCACCTTAGCCTTTTTATAGATATATTTGTTTTCTTCATGTTGTTTATGATGATCAAATACAACAACCTTCTCTATATCCACCTGTGGTATTTGCTCTTTACTTAGATCTAGATCTAAAATAAAGACTTTGTCATATTCATTAATATTATGACTGAGGAATTCACTTACTATACTATACTCTGTAGCCTCCACGACCTTAAGGGTAGTTGATTTACCGCTATATAGCCACTCTATAAATAGCGCAGAACCTGCACCATCCAGGTCATTATCTGTAAAAACTAATACATTCACTCATTATATTTATACCATCTTTAATGTCTTGCAAGGCCTGCTAACGCACTAAGTGTAACATCGTCATCATCCTCAAGGTCTACATCATCAGCTTGTTCAATAGATAACGTCGGATAGTCGATTCTCATAGCTTGAGTCATTCCTCGAGCACCGTACCTATTTTTCATCATGCCAAGTCTAATAATTTCCATCTCTCTATCTTCCTCATTCTGATAGATAGATACAATACAGTCAGCAGTAGCAGCTAAGCCGATAGATTCTGATATAGTAGCTAACTCGGGATTATCCTGATCGAACCCTGACCTGTTTAACTGAGTTGCAGATATAATAGGACACTCAAACACGTATGACATAGCCCTAACTTGCTCTGTAACATGTTTAATACGCTCATATGAGTTACTACCTACAGATGAATTTAATAAGTTCAGGTAATCCAATACTATTGCATCTAATTTAATACCTTTATCTTCAAACTTCTTAATATATCCCTTAAGTTGATTAGGTGTAATTGTTGACGGCGGAAACTCTTTAATAAACATCTTACCTTTCTCTTGTTTAATAGCATGCCTAATAGTCGGTCCATTATCTTTTAGTTCCTTCATCGGTATTTTCGTTACATTAGAGCAAACTCGCTGAGCATATAGCAGCTCAGCCATTTCTAACGTTACTAGTAGTACATTCTTACCCTGACTAGCTATATTATGAGCAATATTACCAAGAAAAATAGACTTACCAATATTAGTCTCACCAGCAAATACATATAGAGCCTTACCACTCTCTAAGAATCCACCTCCTAGGTGCTCATCTAGCCACTCCCACTTAGATGGTATAAACCTCTGCTCTGAGTTAAGGTCATCAATAAGTAAATCAATCTCATCATACATATTGAAGCCTAGGTCAGTTACTAAACTTATATTACACGAATCCTCAAACTTACTAAGAATATCTGACGTATCTACATCACCCTTTGATACATCCTCTGCTACTGAAAGCATCGTATGGTATACGGACTTCTCTTTCAGGAACCTTTCCGTATTGTCATATAGTTCATCTTTGTCTAGATTTTTATCTATATTATTAAATGACTTAACTAGATCCTTAAAGGAACTTTTCTGCTCATCAGTTACTAAGTACGTTTTTATTTCAGTTATTGTAGGTAACTTATTTCGCTTTTCTGTGAAGTCTTTAATAATCTCAAACACACTAGCGATAGCTTTACTTTTAAAGTACTCCGGTTTAACGCTATCCGCTATAGCCGCCAGATAACCACTATCAGTAAGGGCTTTGTAAATTAGTATGTTTTCATATTCGTCTAGGTTAATTAAGCTCACATGTATAGTGTAATATATACTGCTGCAATTTCAACTATATTAAGACTTAAAAAAGCTAATGAAGTCTCTCTTAAAAAATTGGAACACTCTAACCTGGATGAACATAATATATGCGACAGCCTTCCAGGATAGAGAGTCTCCTGCTTGCATGCGCATATGATCTAAAAAGATAACATCTGCATCTTCATTATCGATGATAAGAGATACATAATATATGTCATGTATTTTACAGCTAGCGTTAAACTTATGACTTAAACAGCACTTTAACCACTTAGGCATTATTGGAGTACCACAATAACAATTATCCTTAGGTAGTTCTACACCTGTCTGTTCAACAAGTCGTAAATATTCCTTCTCTAAAAACTCATCTATAGAATTCATGCTAGTAGTCGCGTGAACTTTTATATATTGTGTATAAACTTACTGCTGCAAAGTAGATATAAGCGTTAGCCTTCCAGAAGAGGTTTTTACCAGCTTGTCTTTTCATATTGTTCAGGAATATTAAATCTGCTTCTCTGTAGCTTACTATCTTTGAACCATGATGAATGTCATGAATCATGCAGCTAAGATTAAACCTTTCACTTAGTATTTTTCTTAACCTTTCTGGGGTGAACTTGTTTACCCCACAATGACATTTACAGTCTGAGAGCTTAATGCCCGTCTCTTTACCAAGTCTTTTAATTTCTGCCTTTAGTTCATCGTCAACCATACTAATATTTATTAGTCTGGAGTTTTATTTTTACTAATAAACCATTCTTGACCCTTCTCAAACTCAGGTGTAAATTCTCTTAATCCAGGTGATGCATGTGTAATTAGAATATCACTTACACCTACCTTAAACCCAGCCTTATGAGCTGACATACTATAGTCGAGATCATAAAAATGGAACTTAGCAGGACACTTTTCATCAAAGCGTACCTTTTCAAACACTTCCTTTTTGATAGCCATAAACACACCATCAATCATAACCACCCTTTGAGGGTATGGTCCAAAGGCAGTCATACCTTTTGCATTACCATTTAGATGTGATACTGCTCCATGTAAGTTACCGCTACCAAAACCACCACCCATAAGATGCCATAATGCTGGCTTTTCTAGCTTACACTCGGTTGCACCAGCTACACCAAACATGTCAAACTGATCAAAGTTTTCTAGTAGTTTCGCTTCAGTTACGTTTTCTAAAATAACATCATCGTGACATAATACGAGATAATCAACGCCTTCCTTAACACAAAAGTCGATTGCTTTGTTATATGCCTTTGCAATAGACATCTTGTTACGTTCCTTAAAATAAATCTCCACACCATCAACAAGCTTACTGTTCTGATATAGTAGACAATTTTTTTTCTTGCCTTTAGTAAGTGAGAAATAAAATACCTTCATACGAATAAAAATGGTGATTTAGCTTTAAATGATCCAACCTTATTAAACCTCATAGTCTCTGTGTTTAGTCTTAAAATAGTACCTTCGGGTACCTCTTTATATCCTCTACCAGGTAGTGTGGAATAATCACCTTTACTATTATAGTGTAATATAGAACCACTCCTAGCTAGATATACCTCGTTAGTATCGCAATCAATAATTGAAAGGGCAAACGTACCCTCTAACATCTCTAATACTTGTTTGATATAATAAACTGGACGAGGTTTTTTATATTTACAACTCTCCATTGTATGTTGTAGTAGCTCTGGTATTATTGCGGTATCAACTGGGTTATTCCAGCTCGGTCTACACCATTGCTCGAGTTCCATTGCGTTTGTTAGTACACCATTATGAAACACCATCCATGATAAACTATCAAACGGATGAGATGTGTCCCATGCCCAATCTCTCTTTGCAGATGTTGGTGCCTGAACATGACCTGTAAAGTACCTAGTACCAACGGTGTTTATTTTAACTTTATCAAAGTTAATATCGCCCTCAGCCTTCATAATCAGCTGATCATCACTAGTGAGACTAACTGCACTACTTGCAAAGTTACCTCGCTCTTTATTAGCTTCGTATAACACCTCAAAGGTAGAGATATCTGCTGATCCAAATATTGCGCACATTATAGATTACTTATATACTATTTTAAAATAAGCTCTTGTTCTTTTTCAGCCAATATCTTCGCGATTAAAACCTTTGACTCTTCTTCATGACCAAAGTATAATCGACGTTCGCGTGGTATTCTCC